GTCTACCATTATTCAGTTTTGGATCAATTACCTGATCACCAAATCCATCACCAGTGGTATCAGTCATATTGTTATAACCAGGGAAGAGTTCATATGTAGATTCTTGCGAGAGAGTATCTGTTCTCAAGAGTCTGTAAAGAACTCTAATGTCACTTGAGATATGACGATACGCAGCAAACTTCACCTGCAAGAATGTAGCTGGATTTTCGAGATTGACTCTCTTGGTGATGTAAACGGCAGCGTTTGGATCACTGAATCTTTCATTAACTCTAGAATCATCTGCATAATTTGTAACTCTCTGATCCAGTCTGTTTGTCGTGGTAATTACCGCAAGTCTGTCAAGATCGATAACAGGAGATACGTTTTGATCTTGTGAAGACAAAACAAGTTCCATTGTGAATGACTTGTTCCCTGGCAGAGCTGAAAGTTGATTTTGTTCGTTAATCTTCGAAGCAACAATTCTTGGTGTTTCGAAGTAGTTAGAACCGTTAAGAGTTACACTTTCAAATCCTTGATCTTGGAATGATGTTTCAGATCCATTTGCACTGGTTCCTGAAACAGTTCTTACTCTTCCACCCAAACCAGTGTCTCTTGGAGTCAAGAACTCTACCAGTGGAGTCAGAGCTTCAAACTGAATATTCTGAGTTGCCTTAGCCTTGAATCCACCACTGATCTCAGTGTCACTAATTTTCAACTTTCTGAAGTTGTTTGTGCCATCTCTGACAGTACCAATACCACTTGAGGTAGTGTCTACTTTGATGTAGTAACTGTCCAGAGTAATTTCATTTGAATTATTAACACTTGCAAAGGAATGGGTTGTGTTAATTCTTCTCAGAGAAATTCCAGCGGCTTCATACTTCTGTACAATATCGCCAACATTGTGAGTCTCTGCGACAGTATTATCAATCGATCTTGTAATACCAGTGAGTTTCTGTGGAGAAGATCCAGCATCAACACCCGTATATGAAAGAATCTCATTGTTGATCTTCACATATCCAGGGTTGGTTGTGGAAACACCTACGTTTTCAAAGCTAGAGAATACAGAGATAGATCCGATATTTAAGTCAGCCGTTGATGTATTGGTATATTGAGTAGAAACTGTTGTGGATGTTGTGATTCCAGTTACACCAGAGATCGTAACCCTGTTGTTTCTGGCGTGCATACCATGGTTTCTATGATTGACCTTAATATGCAAACCATCTTTGTAGGTTGCGGTATTGTCAATAGCAGATGGTTGAGATCCAGGCAGAGTTGATGCAACACCAACTGCGTTGATGGTCATCAGTTCACTAGATGTTGTAAATTCGCCTTGAACTCTATCAAGAATAATACTATTAGTCGCAGAGACAATTCCAACGTTGAATCTGGTGTTAGAACCAGTTTCTCCAAGATTACATCCAAGAACATCCCCAACGGCATATCCAGAACCACCACTAGTGACAGTTACAACACCGATGGAGCCACTGACAACTTGAATATTTGCAACAGCACCAGATCCATTACCAGTGATACTTGTAAGTGCGATTCCAGTGTATGTGAAGTTTGATGCAGATGGTGTAAGACCAGTTCCAACTCTGTTGGTTGTAATACCACCAGCTTCAGTGGCACTCGTGTTGATCTTGATTGCACCAAGAGACTTAACGAGGTTACCACCAGCACTGGTGTTACCAACTTGAGTGAATCTAGATCCAACAGAGAAGTCTCTGGTTGCAACTGTACTACCAAAACCTACTTTGATTTCATGTGAATAGAACTCAAGAGGTTGTGGTCTCAGAGGTGCATTCTCAAACTTACCAACACCTAATTCTGGGTTATAGAGTTTGAGTGTTCCAGGACCAGGAACGAATGCACACTTGTTAAGAGTGAACTTAAGGTCTTCAAGTTGGCTTGGATCCCATGTAGATCCGTTTTGAGACTTGAAGAGTGATCCCATGTATGGTTGTTGGGATACGATAATTTTCTCACTCTCTGGAAGATCGGCACTACTGAGATCTTCTTCACCCATTCTAGAGATATAAACTCTGTAATTATTAGATGCAGAAAGAAGAACCAGTGCATATTCTTTCTTTCCAGCCAGATAAACTGGTGATGGGAAAGTGAATCTTGTTGCGATAGATCCATCTTCAGAAACATTAACTTGAGATGGTTCATATACAACTTCACCAAAAGGAATAATGGTGTTTGTGGGCAGACCAGTTTGCATTGTTCTGATCTGAAGTGTCACTGGAATGCTGTCATCCTTCGTTTGGAAGAATACATCACATGAAGAAACGAATACACCATTATCTTCAACAACTTCGAAAGATTCTGCAAGTGGATCGTACCACTGGTTTTGAGTTACAGTTCTCTCTTCAAAAGCTTGTGTCTGAAGAGTTCTAGTTACGGTTTGGTTTGTAACTGTGCTATCACTTACAGTTTCTCTTTGAACATCAACATTTCTAATTCCAATAACATCATCTTGTAATGTATCAAGAATACCATCTGCATGGAATGAAGTTTCTGCAGTTGATGGATTATCAACTGGACTGAGAGAATTGACTGGGCTACTTGTAACTCTAAATGTCTTAGTTCCAGTCGTAAACTCAGGTACGGTTGGTAAAGTTGAATTTGGAATGTACAAACTACCAATCAGAGCACCCTTCTCATCACTAATCAGTCTGAGGTCAGTGACTGTAGCTTCGGCACCACTTGTTTGACCAACAAGTTTCATATTCTTGGCTGCATAACCAGTGAAGGTTCCAAGAACTTCTTGTTGTAGAGAAGCAGTATCAATATTGATTACAGAACTTGTTGCAGAGTAAACGGAACTCAGTCCTACAGTATCAGAGTAAGGATTTACTCCGTAAATAATTGTAGGTGAATCGTATGATCCATACTTATGATTTGGTTGAGCTACTCTGAATGTAATCTCTGGAGAAACTCCACCAGATGCATCAGCATTAGCAATACTTCCCTTAACAGTCTCACCAACTTGGAACACGCCTTGAGTCATTGAGATCTCAAGAAGTTTTGGAGTCGCATATTGAGTTACATCTTGATCTTCAAAGAAGACATAGAATCTAGTTCTTGGTTTGATTCTATTTGTAACAAACTCAATATTTCTGGATCTCATGTAAGGAATAGTTTCCTTACTGATCAGTCTGGTTCCTAATGATTGTGTATCAATTCTCTCATTAACTTGGAGTTGAATGCCAGTTCTTGTCAGTCCACGATCAACAGTGACTACAGCTTCGTTGTTAACAGTAAAGTTGTCCAACATGTTGACGTTTCTAGTTCTAGAAACAAGACCCTGACTCTCTGTTGGTAATTGTTGACCACCAGGGGTGAATCCACCTCTCCAACCACTTTGACTTACAACTTCACTAGATTGAAGTTCTCTGGAAAGTTCAGTTGTACTAACATCAACAGAGCTCCACTCTTCCTCCCATGAACCCCAATCAATTGGAGCAAATCCAGTGTTAGGATCAACGGCAAAGGCATCCATGAAGGACTGGTATCCACCTTCAAGAACAAGATTATTCACATCAAGTCTCTTTTCTTCCAACCAAACGTCACTTGTTGGATTCAGATTTGCAACACCAACCCAGTTGATAACTGCAAATGGGTTTACATTTTCTGTTCTGGTAGCAAATTTTTGTGTAATGAATGGAGTTTCTGAATAATTCAGAGTTACAACATCACCAGTTCTCTTGAGATTATTTGATTGGAGATCAGCTACTTGAGTAAGGTCTGCATTTGGATTTGCAGTTGTACCAATACCAACTACTTGTTCTGACCCAAGAAGAAGATCAATACCATGAGTATAGTGCATTGGTCTCAGTTGTCCCTGAGCCTTGTCAATAGATGCTCTGAAGTTTGGATGAGTGATATTGTGTGAAGTATGACCTCTAAAATTGTCAACGAAGAATCCAGACTTAAATCTATCAAGACCAGTTACTGCATCTCTGATGTTCAAGTTGGCAGTATCCGTTTCTAACAGAGACAGTTGTGTATAGAATTCAATGTTCTTGATCCTAGACTCAAGTCTAGAAATGTCAAACATTGTATATCTCTTGTGTTTAGTGAGAACAACAGAACTTTCTTTACTTGCACTGTGCAAATAAGCTTTATTATAGACAGTAGCAACTGTGAACGCACCAGATGGAGTTTCTGGAACTACAGGGTTATCAGATGGAACTCCTTTCTTAAGTTCAAAGAATCCATCTTTAGACAAGAAGATTTTATCAATTCTTGGCAGATAATAAGAATAACCAATAGTCAGAGTTTCGTCACCAACCAAGATATTTGGTACATAACTTCCAGAAGAACTAAAGTCTCTAAAGTCATATTCAAATGGCGAATCGGTTTCTGTTGCAGGATTATAGTTTTTAACTCTAGGTCTAACATCAATGTAATCTACCGTAGGCTCACCTCTGTAGAGAGTTTGATCATTCTCATAAGTGTCTGGTGAGTATGAATTGACAGTTACAAGATCTCCACCAGCACCAGAGCCAACTACATAGTTGTCAAAAATGATTGCAATTTGTTTTTTGGGTTCTTGTGAGTCTTGAGATCTAATAATTCTTGCATAATCATAGAACTCATTTCTCTGACCATTGTCAAAAGTAAAGTTTGTTACAATGTTCTTATCACCGATTACAACGGATGAAACTTCACCACTAATACCAGAAGATTGGAAGTTAACTACCTCACCAACAACAAATCTCAATTCGTTTTTGTAGACGATATCTACATTAGTTGCGGCTGAGGTTACAACTCTTGCGACTGCACCACTTGTGGCACCAATTACAAGTTCACCCTGAACTGTGTTGGTCAGTGTAGAAGATCTGTTGATAAGTGTAATGTTTGGGAGAGTTGGTGCGGATGTTGTACTTGATTCAAAAACAGCATGAACTCTCAACGCATCTGGCACATTCAGACAAATCTCATTGTCCTGTACTCTAGTTCCATAAACAGAATTGAATGTAAGACCATCATTGAACGTGGTTGCGGTTGATCCAGAATACTCATACTTAGATCTAGATACAACCAACTTTGAACATCTTGCGAGATTCTTGGTTTGGGAGGTTACATTGATTTTCTTCAGTGTGGCAACCAAGATTGCATTTGTATCTGTGGCTTTACTAAGTCCAGCTAAAGTTACAGTCTTAAATGTTGCATTGAAAGTAACTTTCTGTGATGTCAGAGGTTCTACAGTTCCATCAGAATATACAAGGTTGTATCTTTCTTCATCAAATGGTTGGAAGAATTGATCCGTAGCACTTACGGTAACTGTTCCTCTGGATCCAGAAACATTCAGTGCAAACTGTCTTCTGATCTGAATTTCTGATCCTGTCAGATCCACATCAGAAATGTAGGAATCAGGAAGTCTTGTAGCAAGACTTGATCTGTTTCCATTAACGAGAGATGGTCTAATTAAAGTAAAGTCACTGGTTTGAATCTCGGTTGTGGTGAGACCTCCATCACAAACACCAGATACACTGGCTCCAAGAGAGACGAGAGTAATCGTAGATCCATCAGCTGACAGAGAATCTACTCTGTTGAATGTTGGAACAGAGAATCCCGTTCTGTTATATGTAATAATATCTCCCGTCTTAATACCAACAGAGAATCTATTTCCAGGGGCTGTTACAATACCAGCAGAACCAATAGTGAAGTTTGTTCCTGATGGAGCTAAGGAGAATCTATTTGTCAGTGTAAAGTCTGCATTGAAGGTATTGATACCTACAGTCTGGTGAACTGACTTAATGTCATCAAACGAGTATTCTCTAACCGAAGTTACGACTCTTGTGTCTTCAATACCATTAATTTTGATTGGTTCATCTACAATGAACTGACCATTAGTGGATGTTAATGTAAGAGACTGTGAATCGGTAACATTAGACTTAAGATATCCTCTTGCACCACTTCTAGCACCTTCAATGTATGCAGGTGTAGTTTGAGTGATGTTTGAACTTACTGAAAGTGTGGTGAATGTCTGTAAATCATACAGATAAACATCATACTTACTGGCATCGTTAGAATATGCGGAAGCTTCTAACTTGTAGTCATATACTTTTGCGTTTCCAATTTCAATTCCACCTGCCGCAGATGCAGTGGTTCCAATTCTTTCACTTCTAAGACTTACTACCGCAGTTGTTCCAAATCCAACTACAGGTGATCCATAAACGTTATTTACTTTTACATATCCAACACCATTAAACGCAAAAGATGCTCCACTAATAGTTTTTGTATCTCTTGGTTTTTCTACATCGATATAAGATGTATTAAGTTTCTCAATATCAAAACCTCTTACATATGCCTTACCAGGAGAAACCTGATAGAGCATTAAATCTTTGCTAGGGGTGCTTCCCTGAGCGGTTTTTTGAGTGGGTAAGTAAATACCACCGTTACCAAGTCTGTTGTTTAATGATTCTTTTACAGAAACTTGGAATGGTTTTACATAGTAATCTCCACTCTCATCATAAGTTCTTCTAGCTAACTCATCACGGATGAGATTATAATCAGTTTTCTTAACAAATTTTTGTAAGTTTCCATTTTCAAGTCTCATCAATTCGACGAAGTTTTCGTCATTAAATTCATCAAGACCCTTCTTGATTAGGGTTGTTCTAATCTGGAATCTATCCGCACCAGGAGCAGAGAAGTTAGAAAATCCCCTAGCATTGTCAAAGAGGCTAGCGTCATCATAAGCAGTTACAATATTTTCACTGATAAACAAACCAACTCTGTAGTTTGGAGTTGCATCATATTGATCGAGAATAACTGTCTGGGACAGAACCTTTACAAAGAATCCACGGATGAAATAGACACCTTCCTGAATAGAAGCCGCACACCCAGTAGAAGTTGCATTAGATGGAATACATGCAGCAAATGGATTGTTCGCGGTGATGCGAGACAATCCATACTCAATATCACTTGCAGTTACAAGATTTTCACCATCTTGAAAAGTGTTTGATGTAAAGTCGGAACCAGACTTTGAATACTTAACGTAAAGTGTATTAGTGCCTCTATCGGAGTTGGTTGACAGAACAAAGTTTACAACCGTGGCTTCAACTCCAGAGACGGCACCTCTGATTACTTTTCCTACTAATTGTTCAAGGTATTCTGATACTGGAACCCCAAGAAAAGTGTCATTAACCTCAACAGCATAGTAGAGAGGATCATATGCAATTTGGCCAGGAATGACCATTGCACCTTCTTTGAAGAAGTGTTGACCAAATCTCTCAATCTGGTTTTGTAAAATTGATTGTAGCTGTGTTAACTCTCTAGCCTGTACTGGACTCGCGGGTTTAAAAAGTACCCTGTTAAAGTTCTTATCTTCATTAAAATCATCATAATAAGGAGAAACGTTGAGGTTTGTCTCTTGGGGCATTTTCTTAGAACTCTAATACGATTTTAATGTCTTCTTTCTGGCTGGCGCTGCGTTGGATCGCTGCCCTGTTATCTATGTATAAGATCTCACCAGAATATTTTTTAACCTCTGGTTGGGCAACACCTTGTACAAAACTTTGTCCCAACTGAACAAGTGAGGATCCAACAGTAGTTGCAGTTCCTGGATTTCCAGAAGTGCCAAAACTGGTCTCAATTCCAAGAGCTGATCCACCCGTTTGACCACTGATTACATAAGTACCACCTGCACCAATTTGTGCAGAGAAATCGACCATTCTGAATCCATAAGTTGTTGAACCAAGTCCAACTGGATTATAAAGTTTCAATACACCTGTAGAAGAATCCCAGTTTGCAACATAACCAACAGCGGTAGATCCAATACCAATAGTTTGATAAACTGGAGTATCCACTGTATATGTTGTATCTGCAATGTCCCCACCCGTTAATGATCTGAGTTTCAATCCAACAAGAGCACTAGCTCTTGACTGTTCTAAGATACTTCCAGATGGAGTTTGTGGATTTCTCACCACACCGACTCTTGCGAAGTCATTACCTGTGATAAAGTCTGGGTTAGAAGCATCGTTCTCATAACGAGAATAGAGAAGAACTCTAAAAGCACCCAATTCTTTATACACATCATATCCATGACCACCAGGAGGAGGTGTGATTACTTCAAATTGAGCAACTGAAGTTGTTCCAACACCAACAGCGGATAAACCAGAAATAGGACCTCCAGTTTCTGCACCAGGAGCTCCTGGGTAGAATTGAATAGTTCCTCTTGTATATCCACTTCCTCCATTAGTAATGGATACGCTGGAAACTTTTCCTTGCGAATCAACCGTTACACTGGCTCTACCACCAGTACCATCACCCAAAATAGGAATGTTATTAAATGTTTGATTAATTGGTTGATAACCACCACCAGAATTTACAATGAGTGCAGTTTCAATTTTTCCATCAACTGCATTGTTTTTAACGTCTGAAGTATCACCAGTTCCCCAATTAGATGGAACTGGAATATAGTCAATAGAATCAAACTTTACAATATCAGATGGTGAAATAGTATAAAGATACTTCCAGATATAACCATCACCACTTGAACCAGCAGTTCTTGGTTCTAAATCGGTAAAAGTTGGTTCATCCAGAGATTGTTTACCAAGTGGATTGTCTGGATTTTGTCCGTTATTGATACAAACGTATACTTTGAACTGACTATTTACAACATAATACTTCGCATCGTAAAGATTTGTCGATGAAGTTTGTGGGGAAAGGTTAGATCTGGTGTAATTGTCTTTATACATCTCGTAGATAGTACCAGCGTTCCAGCTGTACTTTCTAACCATTCTCTTCACATCACCAGTCGCAAGTTTTTTCAACGCGATCATGGTGTCATAATCATCATTATATTCTCTAAATCCATCTTTAGGAGCTGGAGTATTAGAGTTCCAGTCAGTAGCACCATAACCAGCCCCAACATCTTGAGAATTGGGCAATCCAATAAAAGTGTAATAGGACTGTGACGTGTCCGCTACACCGGCGACAAAATTCGCAGCATTTAATATTCTAAATTGGTCTGAAATGATCGCGGGCATTTTATTAGACTTTTTGTTTTATTTATGAGGTCTGATCAAAGTCGTTATAACTCTCATTCACTGGTGTTAATCTGTAGACAATTGGCGCTGTCGTAAGTCCAGTGTAACCATTCTGATTATTAATGGTAAAGGATCGTGGAGAAGTAACACTTCTGTTGAAGTTATAGAATCTACCCCAACTGTAGTATCCAAGTTTTGGCGAAAGACTTGTAGTTCCAAGACCTGCCAAAGATTCAACGTTTGAATAAACGGTTACAATACCAGAACTTGAAGTAACAACTTCATCGGCTCTGTAAACGTTGTCAATGAAACTAGTTCCTATGCCAATTACACTTGCATCAATGTTGATGGAAGTGAGTCCATTACCAACTACAGATCCATGAACAACGAAATAATAACCAGCAGAAATACCACTTCTGGCAATATCACCAAATCCAGCCTGATCGAGGAATGGGTCAGAATCTAGTTCAAACTTGACCATTGGGGAATCGGTTCCAATACCAGTTGCACTGGTTCCAATTCCAATGACGGTTCCAAAATCACCATCACAATCAACACTTGTAATGGTCTCAACAATTACTGGTTCAACAGAAATCAGAACCTCAACAGATGTATTTGGATCGTAACCAAATCCACCATCACTAACGTTAATTGCCGAAATTGTTCCTGCAACAGAAACCGTTGCAGTTGCAGCTGCGGATACAGTTGCAAACTGACTATATGCAATGTTAGAGGAAAGTCCAACTGTTACAAGTCTATTGTTTCCATATGCAAGTCCATTGTGATCTGTGCCAACTCCAACAAATTTCTTATACCAAGTGTTTGTTTCAATAGAGTTAAGTACGTTTCCAGATTGTCCAATTGCAACCCAAACGTTGTCCTGATAAACAACGGAATTAAGATCGAATGTTGCACCTGCAGAAACAACACTCCATGTAAAACCATCATCAGTAGATCTGATAATCGTTCCTGCAGCACCAACTGCAATCCACTTATTGTCTGCATGATAAACATCATTGAGTCTTGTTGTTACCAATGAAGTTGTAACTCCACTCCAAATTTCACCATCATTCGATCTTAGAATTGCACCGTTATTACCAACTGCAATGAACGTATTTGCATTGTTACCAACACCATTAAGATCTTGTGTTGTATACTTATTTGCAACAATAAATCCTGTACCCAGACCTGATGGACCATTGAGAGAGTAAAGAATGGTTCCAGCAGCTCCAACTGCAACAACTTTTGTTGTGCTATTGGCAATAGAATTCAAGTTTTGTGGAATTGTAATATCAGTAAATGTATTCAAGAATCCACTAAGAGTTCTTCTATAGATTGTCGATGCATTGTAAGAACCACCACGATTGGTACTAACAGCAATCGTTCCACCTGCACCAACAGCGATAATATTTGTTGTCAATCCAACAACCGCATTGAAGTCTCCGAATCCACTAACTCCACTATCGTTCCAAGTTACACCATCGGTAGATGTATTGATGCCAGATGTACTACCAACTGCAACAAACATACCGAAGTCGGTGTAGTCTACATCTTGATATTCAACGTCGGTGTTTGAAGGAGTTTGTGTCCAAGTTCTACCAATTTCTTTGGTTTGCGCAACTGTAGTTGCGAATGAAACCGTTGGGATATTATTGTAACCTGCACCAGGATCTGTGATTCCAGAGATGGAAACAGTTCCTCCAGCTGATACGGTTGCAGAAGCATCTGCACGATCAACATTGTTTTCTTGCAGGATTCTTATTGATCCACCAAGAACACTATTTCTATCAGATCTATTATCATATGCACTAAAGAGTGGGAATGCATTCTCAACAAAAATTACATCTGAATTGACACCAACATTTTGAATAATTCTTGTGGTTGGTTGCACCTTACCAATCCTGTCTCTTATACACATCTGACGCTGCCGACGACTCCTTACGT